TTCCACTTGCAAAAGCTAGAACAATGTCTGAAGGTCAAAGACGTTCAGCAGTTCAAAGAAAAAGAGCAGCAGGAAATACTGGACCAAAACCAACTAATGTTGCAACTTTTTCAAAAAGAAAAGATATGCGAGCAGGGGGATTAGTATAATGGGTGACATTGCATTAAGAGGACAAGGTAGAGCAATGCTTGCATCAGGATCAACTCCAGCATGGCAACGTAAAGAAGGTAAAAATCCATCTGGTGGATTAAATAGAAAAGGTATTGCATCTTATAGAGCTGCTAATCCTGGATCAAAATTATCAATGGCAGTAACTACAAAACCATCTAAATTAAAACCAGGTTCTAAATCTGCTAAAAGAAGAAAATCATTCTGTAGTAGAATGAAAGGGATGAAGGCTAAATTAACATCAGCCAAAACAGCAAGAGATCCGAATTCAAGAATTAATAAGTCTCTACGTAAGTGGAACTGTTAATATAACCAACAGGAGAAAGATATGGATGCAGTAACATTTTTAAGCAAATTACAGAAGTTTATTAGGGATCAATACCAAGGAATTGGTGATGCCATGATATCTGGTAATGTTGACAGTATGGAAAAATACAAGTATATGCAAGGACAGGCAAATGCCTACCAAACAGTAATTCAGGAAATCTCTAACCTGCTAAATGAAGGAGCAAAAAAAGATGATAAGGGAAACGTTATCGACCTCGGAAAAGGAAGTTCCAAAGATAAACCTAGGTCTTGAAGAAAAATATAAGGAACAAAAAGTAGAAGATAAAACATTAAGAGCAGAAAATATAACTGAATCTTTAGTTGATAGTTTACCACAACCATCTGGTTGGAGAATATTAGTATTACCATTTACACCTAAAGATAAAACTTCAGGTGGAATAATCATATCACAAGAATCTTTAGACAAAGCACGAATCGCAACTAACTGCGGTTATGTTTTAAAGATTGGACCATTGGCTTATGCGGATAAAGAAAAATATTCAACAGGCCCTTGGTGCAAAGAAAAGGATTGGGTGATCTTCGCCAGATATGCTGGTTCAAGACTTCCAATCGAAGGCGGTGAAGTTCGTTTATTAAATGACGATGAAGTCTTAGGGACAATTAAAAATCCCGAAGATGTACTTCACTATATATAAACATAGGAGGAAACTATGCCAGAAGACAAGAACGCAAAGACCGTTGACATAGATACATCTGGTCCAGAAGTTGACGTTGAATTAGACGTTAAACAACCTGAATCAAATGAAATAGAGGTATCCAATGATAAAGACAACGTTAAGTCCGTGGACACAGTTGCGCAATCTAATGAGCAACCTGATGTTCAGAATAGCAAACAAGAAACAGAAAACAAGGACCAAGGAACAGGGTCCGAAGATACAGATAACAAGAAAGAATTAGAAGACTACAGTGAAGGTGTTAAAAAGAGAATTGCAAAATTAACTAAAAAGATGCGTGAAGCCGAAAGACAGCGAGAAGCTGCCATCGACTATGCACGTAAAATTCAAGTTGAAAAAGATTCTCTAGCTGGAAGACTTACCAAATTAGATACAGGTTATGTATCTGAAATGGAAAGAAGAATTAAATCATCCATGGAATCAGCTGCTGCTAAATTAGCACAAGCTAGAGTTGATGGAGATTTAAAAGCTGAAATCTCCGCACAAACTGAAATATCTAAATTAGGATATGAAGAAGCAAGACTTCTTGATCTAAAATCTAGACAATCAGAAACAAAAGAAGTTGAACCTAAAGTTCAATTAAATCAACAACAAGCTGTTCAACAAGAACAACCTATCACTCCAGATCCTAAAGCTCAAACTTGGGCTCAAAAAAATACATGGTTTGGACAAGATGAGGCAATGACGTACACAGCCTTTGGATTACACAATAAACTTGTGAATGAAGAGGGATATGATGCTCAAAGTGACGAATATTATGCAGAAATTGATAAAAGAATAAGACTTGAATTTCCGCATAAATTTGCTACAACATCACAAACGGCAACTGCAAAACCAGTTCAAAATGTAGCTTCGGCTAGTAGAAGTGGAAAAAACAGTAACCGCAAAACTGTGAGACTCACGCCTTCTCAAGTAGCTATTGCTAAAAAATTAGGTGTGCCACTTGAAGAATATGCGAAACATATAATCACGAAGGAGTAAATGCATATGGAAAAAAATAAAAATATTAAGACCCCTCGTGCGAGCCAAACTAGAGACTCTGAAAAGAGACCTACTACTTGGACTCCACCGTCATCTTTAGATGCACCGCCAGCACCAGATGGTTTTAGACATAGATGGATTCGTACTGAAGTTTTAGGCTTTGACGATACCAAAAATATGACTGGTAAAATGAGATCAGGATGGGAGTTAGTGAGAGCTGATGAATACCCTGGATCCATTTACCCTGAAATCAAAGATGGTAAATATGCGGGTGTAATCGGAGTTGGTGGCCTTGTGTTGGCAAGGATACCGGAAGAGATCGCAAAATCTCGTGAAGCTTATTTTAGGAAACAAATAGAAGCTCGAGAAGAAGCAATTGAAAACGATCTTTATAAGGATCAACACAAAAGTATGCCAATCAATAGTGAGAGGCAGACTCGTGTAACTTTTGGTGGTACTAACAAAAAATAATTTTTTGGCAATACCAACGAAGTAAATTTAAACTTAAACAAGGAAAAAACTATGGCTAATAGATCATCAGTAGGTTTTGGATTAAGACCTATTGGAAAAGTTGGTCAAAATAGAGATGCAGGCGGTTTAAGTGAATACAATGTGGCAACGAGCCCAACGATTATATATTTCAATGATGCTGTAAAAGCATTAGATACTGGAACTATAGGCGTTGCAGCAGCTGGTAATACATTGTTAGGTTCACTAAACGGTTCATTCTATACTGACCCAACAACTCAAAAACCAACGTTCCTAAATTACGTTCCTAACGTAGCAGCGACAGATATCGTTGCATTCGTAAGTGACGACCCTTATGAACGTTTTGAAATAAGATCAAATAACACTGGTGCTTCAGCTCAAACAGATGTTTTCAATAATGCAAACATCACTTATTTGGCTGGAGATTCAGCAAACTATGTATCAAGAACTAGATTGAATGATGCTACTTTAACAACATCTTCAGAACAACTTCAGATACTTGGTGCAACAAAAGATACTGGTGATAATAAAATCACTCAATCACACGTTGTGTGGGTTGTGAGAATTAATGAACATCAGTTAACAACTACAACAGGAGTATAAGAATATGGCTATCTCACGAGGACAACTAGTTAAAGAACTAGAACCAGGATTGAATGCTTTATTCGGCCTGGAGTACAAACGTTATGAAAATCAACATCTAGAAATATTTGATGTAGAAACTTCTGACAGAGCTTTTGAAGAAGAAGTAATGTTATCAGGTTTCGCAAATGCTCAAATTAAACCAGAAGGTTCTGGCGTTACATTTGACAATGCTCAAGAAACATTCACAGCTAGATACACTCATAACACCGTAGCTCTTGCTTTCTCAATCACTGAAGAAGCGATTGAAGACAACTTGTATGACAGACTTGCATCTCGTTATACAAAAGCATTAGCAAGATCTATGGCAAACACTAAGCAGGTAACGGCTGCAAACGTACTTAATAATGCGTTTTCAACTTCGTTCCCAGGTGGAGACGGTCAACCTTTATTAGACCAAGCTCACCCTACTATTGCTGGTTCATTTAGAAATGAATTAGCTACTGCTGCTGACTTAAACGAAACTTCATTAGAACAGTCATTGATTGATATCAATGCGTTTACTGATGAACGTGGTTTAAAGATTGCTGCAAGAGGTGTTAAATTAATTATCCCAAGTGAATTACAATTCACAGCGGAGAGATTAATGGCGTCTCAAGGTAGAACTGCTACAGCTGATAACGATATCAATGCAATCAAATCTATGGGAATGATTCCACAAGGTTATGTGGTTAACAACTTCCTAACAGACTCTGATGCATTCTTTATCAAAACTGACGTTCCAAACGGTATGAAGATGTTCGTAAGAGCAGCTATCAAAACGTCTATGGAAGGTGATTTTGATACTGGTAACGTTAGATACAAAGCTAGAGAGAGATATTCATTCGGATTCTCTGACCCTAGAGGTATGTTTGGCTCACCAGGTGCTTAATATATAAGCATTTTTTATTTTTGGAGCCCCTTTATGGGGCTCCTTAAATCTGATAGAAAGACAGAATTATGACAAAATTGTTTCAAGTAAAAATTAGAGCGTATGGTCACATGGCTGATTTTAACATTGAAGCAGAAGATAGTGCAGAAAGTATAGAACAAGCTATCCTTGACAAAATAGGAAAAAAAGGTATATTACTTAAAGACAGCGATAGGATTGTTTCAAAA